AAAGAATTTAACCTCTTAACTGGTATACAATTGGAGTCTGAAGGAAAGAAGTTTTCTCCACCCGGAGCAGAACCAGTACGGCTTACCAACGATGGTAAGTCTGGACCACGTGGCATTCCGCGTGGTCCAGACAGACCTCAAAAAGAGATCATAGACAAGCAACGTAGAAGTATGTTGAAAACACTAGCACCACCTTGGAGGTAGTGATTATGAATGAAGATAACTTTGGTAATGAACTTAACTACGATTCTAATGTAGGAATGAGTTATGGAATGTACCTAGGTGACGCAAAAGTCACTGTGGGTGATCCTTACGCTACATACCAACGCATTCCAGAATCCTATTCATTCTACGCCGGTATCCAAGAAAGCCGCTTCTGATAAAATGCCAAAGCCGTGGCAATCCTTTCAAGAGTTTCAAGTAGACAGGGCCTTAGAGGCTGCTACTAGCGACCCAGAAACGATTCGCCAACTACGTCCCATGCATCCACAGGATCCGTTTCCACCCCGAATGGGGTTCAGTAAGCAAGTGTTGGATATCAATACCGTTATGAATATAGACCGGTATGTAGCAACAAACCGTTCATGGCTCTCCGGTATGCCAGTAATGGAATCAAGTTTTACTGATGACGAGTATATGGGTAGTGGACGGTACTCTATGGGCGCACTATGGTCATGAGGACAGCAGTATGAAAGCCGATGAAGTATTAAAAGAATATATGACAATGCAGGATCCAAATAACTATGGATCTATTGGTACAAGATACCGCATTACTCAAACATCACCAACCCCTCTTTTAAGAGATCAGGGTTATGGTAGGAAGTTAGTGCAAGAAACTAGTGCTACATTGCCACACGGTTCCGTATCCAGTAGACGGATGCCATACTCTCGCGCTCCTATTTCACCCACATTTAATCGCCCTTGGCATGAAGGCTACGGAATAGGCCGTATGCACACCCCAGCATCATCACGCAGTCGTCTAACCCCTAGTGAGACTGTAGGATCATTGCTTGGAGCATACGCACAGAATCGTTCAAATGTTAAACAACATAAACGACGCTTGGCAGAACGTATGCGACAGGACCAAGAGTGGATGAGCGGCAAATATGACCACCCTTGGGAAGTTGATTGGTATTACGTTCCTCCACATAGCGATATAGAAGCCGACGCACCGCCGTCTGTTCTTTGGGATAGGCAGATGCAAGAGCAAGTACATAAAGGTTTACCAGCAATTAACGAAATGGCTGAACGCGTACAAGCACAAAAAAAACAAGCACATGAGAATCATGTTCTTAGTTACATAATTGGTCGCGACGTAACAGCAACACCAAAGATGACCGCAGGTCATGTTATGGCTCCTACTCCCGGTCCTCGGATGGCCCCAGCACCAGTTAGTGTCTATCCACGTGGTCCTCAAATATCGCCTATGCAAGCGTTTCTTGAGGATAGTCCACAAGAACAAAAGACGAATGCTGATGATACAAAAAAGACGCGTAGTGACGCAGGCATAGCGCGTAAGCGTAACACCGCCAAAGATAAAGAAAACCCCCCAACGAGTAAGGATATGTGATGGCAGTAAACAACACACGTTCCATGAATGAAGATTTACAGGCTGGCATCCACGATGGGTGTTGTAAAAACCTATCCCCAGATAGGGGAGGTTCAGTAGAACTGCACGATTTGTACGAGCGGTATGCTACGCTACAGCAACAATATGGAATTACCGACAGCGAGCGTGGTCTTTTAGGAAAGATTTCTTCTGGTTCGGGAACGTACGGATACTAATAACAAATAAATAGGGAGTACAAAATGCCTAGGCTTCTAGCCTGTAAATCATGTGGTGTTATGTTTCGTATGCATGACTACGACGGTCCTGCTGAGTATGACATGGAGTTGATTGAACTTATCAATCGACACCTACACCAGTCTAAAGACCCTAACCCAGAGGCCCACAAAGGTCTTATTTTCCGCTGCGATCAGGAAACTTGGGATAAGTTGGGGGACGAAACACAGGTTCGTAATGAACTTATGAAGAACGAGTGGGATATTCGTGAACTGCGGCAGGATTTGAAAGTAGAAGCACTCAGTTGCTTTAACAGACACAATCGCCCTAGTAACAATTGTCCAGACTATGAAGACGATTCTAAGACTATCGGTAGGCGTATTGGTGTTCCTAAAGAGAATCGTCAGTACCTATGCCATTACTGCCCAGCAAGTGCTTATGTTATTCATAAGAACCGCAAGGCTAAGGGCATGTATGCCTGATGATTATTTTTAACTTTGACGTTATTGCTAAACCGGCTGATCAAATAGGCCAACGTCAACCAGACTCCGATGGTCGTTCCATCTGGAACATGTTCCATGATAAAGAACTGGGACGTATCTGTCTTATAGTCAATCAGGATTATGACAAAGAACTCTTTGAACAATGGTTGCGTCGTGAGTCTTTTAAAGCCGCAATGTACGAGTTTATAGATTTTAAAGACCCTGTATTAAGGGCTGAGAGAATACATACAATATCTGGAATTTGGGGCAGAGCAAAATGGTACGTTGATAACGATGCCCGAGTATGTGCTGAAACCCTCAAACGCGGTATCCCTACCCTCCTAGTTGCCTCTCCTTACATAATTAGACCGGAGTGGGCAGGTACTAGAGAACTCAAAACATGGGACACTCTCACCAAAGAACTTGATGATCAGGCCATGAAAGCCTCTGATAAAAACTGGAGAGAGGTAGAATGAGAGTCTATCTAGGTGGTGGAGAAAAGGGTTCGCACAGGAGTCTGCTTTCTCACAATAATGTAGAAAACATCGCTGTAAACATAACCCAACTAGCAATACCAAAGATTAAAGAATTCACTATAACTGGAACTTTTGGATCATCTTCCATTCTCGTGTACACCTCAGAAGGTGACGAGGACGTAAACCGGTATTCCGATTTCATACGGGAACACGCCGACAATATAGACATTGTAATAGGGCGACCAGATATGGATGGCGATTGGCTAGGGGAAAAGTATGTTCCCGTATGGTCTGATGATCAAGATTTAGAGAGGTTGGCATACATCTGCCAGCGGTATGGACGGGTGGCCATATCTGATAAAGCGATTAATTCAAAAACATTACCAAGAATTAGGTCGCTCTCTCAACGCTGGGGAGCAGTACTCATCGGACTGACAAGTAAGGTTGAGATCATAGAGGCTCTCCCTTGGGAAGCCGTCGTGGTCACATCGTGGACAAGTACCATCCGTTACGGTGAAACCCAAGTATGGGATGGTCACGGTCTTCGACGGTATCCAGCCCAGCAAAAAGAATCCAGTAGAAAAAAGCATAGAGCAGATATTATACGACTTGGTATCGACTATAACGAGGTGTTAGAAGACAACGTAAGCACCATAGGTAGTCTTGCCATAAAGTCGTGGCAACAATACGAAGTACGCAACCTTTCGGCCTATGACCCCGAAAACGGTGACGATGAGGATGAGTTTAGTGACACGTTTGGGGATGAGATAATTACTATCGACCAAGAAATAGATACCCGCCTTCCTGTGGATTCTCGTAGGTCAAGTATTACTATCGCCCCATTAGAAAAGCGGCACGACGAAGAACGCTTATTGCTACCGGTAATGGGTATAGAACGTATCGTTACAGCAGGTTCATTTACTGATACTGAGCAGGGAGAATCAATAGAAATTGATCCCCAAGAGGTGCCTGTTATACGCTACAACTCAAGCCCTGTGCGTCAGTGCGATAATTGCTATCTGTCCTCCCGTTGCCCTGCATTCAAGGAACATTCAGATTGTGGGTACAAACTCCCCGTGGAGATACGTACTAAAGACCAACTCATGGCCACGCTTCAAGCCATGATTGAGATGCAAGCAAGTCGTGTTTTGTTCGCCCGGTTCGCTGAAGAACTGGAAGGGCAGGGATTGGATCCAGCCCTGTCATCCGAGATGGACAGATTGTTCAGCCTTATTGATAAGTTTAAAAACATATCAGATACTAGGGATATGGTAAGACTTGAGGTAGAAGCACGAGCAAGTAGCGGGGTTTTATCACGGTTGTTTGGTTCCAAGGCAGGAGAAACGGCACGGCAATTACCCGGTGGGGGATTAGATCGAAAACATACAGATCGTTTTATACAAGATGTGATAAATCTTGACTGATAGTTGTGCTTACTGACATACTGGGTACCATGAAAAATAAAGTGCTGGATCAGAAATACAAACCAAACAGCCGAACGCATGTGGCACTTCTTGTCGCTAAGATGTTTAAAAAGCCATTCACCGTTGAAGATATGGAGAGCATTTCTGTCCTCTTCTCTAACCGCAAATCTACAAGCCAGTCTATGAATCTCCTTAAAAAGTGGGGGTTCATTACAAAAGTAGAAGACAAGTGGTGTATTACAGAAGCAGGTGTAGACCACCTATACCGCACGGCAAAAACGTACGTCTACGGAGACTCACAAAATGATTACTGATACAACAAACGAAGCCAAGTGGGAATGGGTCGGCACCATTGAGACAGCCACAGGAAACTATGCCGATATTATTAACATTGAACCAGACATGCTAACTATGGAGGACATCGCTACCAGTCTCTCCAATATCTGTAGGTTCAATGGTCACTTGCCTAACTTTTACTCAGTTGCAGAGCACAGTGTAAGAGTGGCGTGGTGGTTGAATGAACAGGGGTATAGTGATGACATCGTACTAACTGGTCTGCTACATGACGCAGCAGAAGCATACGTTGGCGACATGATGCGTCCACTAAAACGTCTTCCTCAAATGGAGGCTGTCTTTAAGCCAATTGAAGAATCGGTAATGAAGATAATTCATCAAAAGTTTGGTGGTATCTATCCACACCCAGAGGTCATCCATCACGCAGACCGGGCTACCTACTTGTGGGAAGCAGATCATATTCGTAGTGGTTCACAAGTTGGGTTTTCCCCAGAACTTGCTTACGAGTTGTTTATGGGAACGTACGAAGGTATCATGTCAGGAACAGAACACTATATGGAAGACGAAGAAATCACTAACCATCGCACACACTTGCTAGAAATGGCAACGGGGTTGGTAAATGGTGACCGCAATGTCCAGTACGGTGATCCAAATGATGACTTCCGACGTACTGCCACTTATTGGTCAACGCATGTCGGCGGTGTTCTTCGTCGCAAACTCCATGTTTTGGGATACAGCATTGACGAAGAGGTTTGGGACATCATTGACACCGTGTTGGATACACATGATGTCGCTATTATGATGGGTCAACTCAAGGATTCTCGCCTTGCTTGGGACCCTAACAAACAAGACACGTGGGCTGATAAAGCCGGGTATGCAGCGTGTGGTTATGACTGTGTGGTACGAAGTAGTTAAATGGATTGGTTAGACAAGGCTGCATGTAAAGACATACACATAGACTTGTTCTACCCACCCCTTGAACTAAAAGATCCAAATTCGTACTACAGTATTTCTAAACAAGTCTGTACAAACTGTCCTGTATGGGAGTACTGTATAGAAAGCGCAATAAAAAGTGATGAACGATGGGGTTGTTGGGGAGGTACTTCTCCCCAAGACCGTAAGAATCCCAGTAAAGTTCCTCACGGCACACGAGAGCGTTATAGACTCGGATGCTCATGCGAAAAATGCTTCAATGCAGAAGCAGAAAAAACAACAACAATAGACATTGAAAAGGTACCAAAAAATGGACAACACTTTGACATCGACAAACTCATTTTCGACATTTTCAGAGGTGAATAACATGGATTCAAACACTCTTGTAAACATTGAAAGCATTATCGGCACTGCTGAGGTAGCGGCTATCCTTCAGTGCCCGAAGCAGCAGATTTACACACTGCGTAAGCGCAAGGACTTCCCTCAGCCAATTCGCACTCTGGCTGCTACTCCACTGTGGGATGCAACTGACATCTCCAAGTTTGCTAATAACTGGGTTCGTCGTAAGAAGCGTAACGAGCAGTCTGCATGATCCTAGGCATTGCCTCGGCTGATCGCATTCCCTCCAGTAAGTCTGCTGATGGCAAGGCTTACTGGGGGGGAAGCGGCTGGATACGCATAGGTCAATACCTGTTCTTTATGCCATATAAAGTAGTAGTAGGTTTTCCAACATGGAAAAACTCTTGCTTTATAATCACGGACGACGATGGTAACGATCACGTTCCAGACGTACTCATATTGCAACGCTTGATGCACGATGGGTTGGCTCGCCATATTAAAATGGCTCGTGCTAATGGTCAGAAGATAATAAATGACTTAGATGACTGGTACTGGGGACTCAGCACTAGAAATGCTGCTTGGAAGTTATCTCACCCTAAGTACAATATAAAAGAGAACATTAACCATTACCGCGGTATTCTGTCCAACTCAGATATAGTTACTGTTAGTACACCCTATCTTGCTGATAGGGTTTCTTCATTTGTAAAAGCACCGATAGTACTGATTGAGAACACAGTAGATATTAGTCGGTTTACCAAGAAGACTCACGAAGATGTAGCGGTTCCTGTTTTAGGATGGGCCGGTTCTACAGCCCACAGAAGTGGTGATTTAGAGACAGTCGCCTCCGTACTCAAACAAGTGCAACGAAACGGTCAATACTCCCTAATGCATGTTGGTCATGCTGATGTTCATGACTCGTTTGCCAAAACTATCGGAGTTGAGGAAGAATCAGTTCACAAAGTAGGATTACTTCCTGCTGATCTATACCCATCAGCATTGACTATGGATGTAGGTATAGTTCCTTTGAGTAACGTACCGTTCAACCAAGCAAAGAGTTACATAAAAGGTTTAGAGTACGCTGCCGCAGGCATCCCCTTTGTCGCTCAAAACCTAGACTCTTACATATCTCTAAACAAGACATACGGCATTGGTCGTGTAGCCAAACATCCGTCCGATTGGCTTAAGCACCTAAAGGCGTTACAAAATTACAGTGTTCGCCGTGATGAGAGTTTGCAAAACTGGGAACGAGTACAACAAAGAGATGTGTCCGTTGGGGCACGCAGATGGATAGACATCCTATCAAACATCTAATTCGTACAAAGATCTCAGTTTTATGATTTCCGTAGGTGTGGTGTAAACCACAGCACGAACTCCATTACTGAGAAGTAGTTCTTGGCACCTTACACAAGGCTTTGCCATCCCAAGAAGTCCACTCTTGGTAATACGGGCTACATAGATAGTAGCGCCGTGTGGGTCGCCTGCCTTCATGATGCAGGCTTCCTCAGCGTGGTAAGAGATTCCCTCTAGATTTACTTGCGCCGGGTGGTTTCTATACCGGTTGTAACCCGTGCTGATGACGGAACCTCCCCTCACCAGCACGGCTCCAACCCGCCACTTGTCATGTGGTGCCCATTGAGCCTGCTTGATGGCAAGCCTCATCCAACGGTCATCCGACTTTGATATCTTCAACGGTCATACCTTCCCTCTGCTGCATGTTCAAACCACCAAAGATGCCACTGGTTAAGTCGTTTCTAATAGCGTATTCAAGACACTCTAGACGTACCGGGCATTTGTTACACCTATCAATGAGTGCATAGGTTGGCTTCTTTCTAAAGAAGAGTTCAGTAGAAAGGCCACGGCACGCTGCTTCTTCTTTCCAACCTCTTCTTCCTTCCCACTTGAGGATAGGAAGTACAATATCTTTATCGTTCATTTTGTCCTACTTTGGCCAGATGTATGGTAGATCATTTGGTACGGTGGGCCACAAAGGCCCGTAATGCTCTGGAAACTTACGAACTAGGTTGGATCTGTGCGAGATAACAAGATCCTCAGTCAACCAATCTGGAACAACCAGTTGGGAAGCATAGGAAAGCATGGGAAACATATCTTTTACTTTTCCCATAACTGTGTCTTTGTATCCCAGTCCTATCCACTCACGGCAGATGTCCATAACGTAGTGAGCAAGTACTTCTTCGTGCCCTACCCACATACGGACTGCTGGATGGTTACGCCATCCTGTGGAACGACCGGTGAGTGTATTAAGGATTTGAAGACCCTCCACCCTTTGTTTTCCTAGCCGCCGATAATCAAGAGTGCTTGCTGTTGTTCTGAAATCTACCCACACCGGTACGTGTGTTAGAAATGTTTGCACAATTAGTCATCCTTTTTGAGTAAGTTATCTGGATCGTATCCCAAACTTGCAATGAAATCACGCAGTCTTTCATTCTCAGCGACCAAAGCATGATACAGGTGTTGTCTCTCAATATTCTCAATGAGAGAAACCTTTTCTAGATGTTCTGGGTTGCAACAGAGTGTATTTCGACACAAGTGGTCTAGTGTATCTTTCTTGGTGAGTGACACATGTTTGTGTTGCTCGTATGACCACCTGTGCGCTTGGTAGGCTTTTCCGTTATGGTAAAGCCTACCGTAACCTTTATCAATTGGTCCTGTCCATACCCAACAACCACTATCTCTTCGTTTATCTATATGTGACCAGAACCGGTCTTCCTCGGAATCAAATTCTTCAATAACAGAGAGTCTTCCGTGCCGTTGCATTTGTTTATAGTGTGCAGAACACAATCCTTTGGCAGCGACTTCTCTATTACAAACTGGTCCACTGCATAGTTTCTTCATTCTGGACAGCCACACGTTTGCGGTTTGTTTGCGTCCAGTAGTTGCTGAAGTTCCTGCTCCATTGACACAGCGGCATTCCTGATATCAAGAAGTGCGTCAACCATCTCTATAGAAGACACAATGCTCTGACCCTTTATTCCGTTGATGATCTCATCCACCAGTTGGCTTATGTTGTCGTCGTTCATTCGGTATCTCCACTTCCTGAAGAGTTAAACAACTCGTTTAGTTCATCAATTTCCTCAGAACGTTTTTGTACATTAAGCAGAGATTTCGCATATGCGTCATTGTTCATGATCTCATTCAGCATGTCCTCTACTCTGTTTAACATTTCAAAATGTTCTTCCATTTCTTCTTCTGTCATAGACTCAAACATTCGATCATCGTGTACGTACTTACCAATATTTTCAAAGTCTAGGAATGCCAAGTAAGTACCTTCTTCAAATTCTTCTTCTTGTGTGAATTGTGACTTAACAACTGCAAAGTCCCACAACCACTGCCGCCACGGTGGGGCATCGTCTAGGTTTCCACCGTTCTCTAGAAGTACACGAAGGTGTTTGGTAAACGTAACTCTTACGCTTTCACATAGTTCGTACAAGGCGACCAAGTCATTTGGCAATGGGTTTGCCCACATAACTAAATCCCAGTCGTACTTGTAAAATGGTGGGTTGCTATAGGAATCCTTAATCATGGTTATTCTTTCTTTTACTGCTCAAACTGAGCAGCGTCGTAGTCGGCTTCTTTCATATCCATTTCTTCGCACCAATCCATTGCTTGGTCAATGGTTGGGTGTATTGCTTCTGAAGAGATTTCTAACTGTTGTTCTCCCCAACGTGGGTCTGATGGTTCGTTATCCCAACACATCGACCAGTATCCACCATACTCTTCGGTGTACTGAACTCCAAGAATGAATACCTGACCTACGCATAAATAGGTACCTGTATCCTCACCATACTCCCATTCATAAACAAAGTTTATCTTTTCAGTCATCATGTTTCCTTTGATTAATAAGTTCTTCAAGAACACTGGGAGGTATGCGGCTCTTCCAGTATGTTATACAATCGTGATCGTTCATATCATCTATTGCTTCTTGCTCGGTATCCCAGCAATCGCCCATAGCATGACAACTTTCACACTTATATTGCCACATTGGTCCATGAATTGTATATTCAAAATCAGCCACGGCGGGCCTCCGCATCCAACATGTTTACTAGATCCAGTGCTTCTTTTGAACGTACGTCTGACATTGAGTATCTATACCCTACCCGACCATGCCACATAACGGAAGACCGTACCCATGTATTCATGGCTCGTGAATCATCCATAAACAAACATCCACTATCGGCAACCACCTCAATTGCTGATTTTGCAGTCAACCGTCGTTGCGTGCGGAGTGTCATGCACATGTAATCTAAAAGTTCTCCATGTAGAGCATGCCAAATCTCGTGAGGTATGACATACCGTACTACTCTTATAGAGGGTTGTGCAAACACTGATGGTCTTACGTTTATAGTTTTTTTGTTTAGATCCGTATTGGCAGTGCCCAAAGAGATAGGGGACGGAATCATCTTCCATCCCCTATCCTTTAGGAATTCCCAATACTCGTATTGATACTGAGAAACTGTTTTAATCATTGTCTTTCCACCTGTTATTAAGTTCCCAATTTACGGTGCGACGAATAGACGTATCAATGTCTACCGGAGGTACCCATCCGAGGTTGGCTAACTTAGCACCATCTAGTGCATACCTGCGGTCATGGCCGGGACGTGCAGCGTGAAAGTTTACTAGTTTATAGTTAAGCGTCTTTCCAACAGCATCAGCAACCTTGAACGCCATCGTAAGGTTGTCCATCTCCATCTCTCCAACGACATTGAAGCGAGGAGGTTTATCACGAAGACGCTCACGATAGAGGATGTCTTCATCCTTATACTTATTGATAATAAATAAGAGAGCATCAGCCACATTACGTGCGTGGATGTAGTATCTGCTACCGGGTCGTTCCTCATCATCCGCATGAATCGTAACGCTTTCACCAGTCTGTGCGCCACGAATGAGCATCGGCACGAACTTCTCAACGTCCTGACGCTCTCCAATGACGTTCATGGTGTTAGTGATAATGAGTGGAATGTCATAGGTGCGCCAGTAAGAAATGGCGATTGCTTCCTGTGCCGCCTTACTAGCACTGTAAGGATTGCTAGGAACGATTGGCGACCATTCCTCATGTTGCACACCTGCTGGTGCAGGGCCATATACCTCATCAGTGCTGAACTGTATGAACAGTTTCGGCTTGGCTTGTCGTGCCCACTCCAAAGTGAACAACGTAAGGTCAACATTGTTGCGGATGAAAGGAACTGGATCAGTGATGCTGCGATCAACATGTGAGTCGGCAGCAATATGCAGCACATAATCAACTGTTACATTATCAAAGGCATCACTAAGTGATCCAAACGGGGCAGCGCAATCCATGCGAACCAACTTTAGACGAGGGTTGTCTGCTAGGTGCTTCAACCTCCACGGATCACCACGATGTTGATATGTATACGTTCCTATTACGTCCCAATCGGTGTTCTCCAAAAGGTGCTCCACGACGTGGTGTCCCACGAATCCCGAAGCCCCGGTCACTAATACCGTGGTATTACTCATTGTTTTTATTTCCTTCTTTGTAGTTAATGTACATAAGCAGTACGTTATTCCAATTATTCTGCTCGTTCTCTGGAACATGCTTACCAATAACGTCGGTAAGGGATGCGGCTAGGAAATCGACAAGTTTAGGATCACAGTCATCACATTCCGTAGTTACCATTATTGAGTCACGAACTACGTCGTCATACCCACACGTGCATACCGGTGTAGGATCATCGACTAGAACTCCGTAGCAATCATTGCTGTGGGGATCATTAGCATTCATTACGATGTTTCGTAGTTGCTTGTTAATCTTTCTGAGGCGTTTGATTTCCTCAACAGCACTGTGGGTATCATTGTGCATTGTTCTTCCAATCGTATAGGTCATTGATTTGAGATACAAACCAGTCAGCAGCCTGTCTACAAGTATCTTCTTTCGTGACAGTCCAACCGTTACCGCCCCACATTGTAGTGTGTTTTGACTGCAACCAAGCCATTACATCCTCAATGCTAACCTTATTATTCATTGTTTTGTTCCTCACTATTGGTTTCCTGTACTTTCTTCATTACTCTCCCACCACGAAGATGGTTGTTATTACAGACGGGAGGTTCTGAGAGCGTTACCAATGTGGTCACTTTGTTTGAACACACGGTACATACCCACGTTACTGCGTTTTTAGTCACTTTACCCTCAGTTGTGTGTAAGGTGTAATAGAAGTAATAGCATCTACTACCTCTGGTTGAATCGTACCAATTTTAACAGCAGCGTCAATGAGTGTTGTTTTAACCACCGGTTCTGTAACTTTTCTAAACACGGAGTTACTAACTAACTCTTTGAGTGCTGAAGCATCGAACGACCTACGTTCCGCTTCAACCAGTGTAAATTGATGACCGCCCCACTTAACGGTGTGTCCATCAATCTCTCGGAGAATGTTTTTGATTTCATCCTCTGTTTCTTCCATGATTTGCTTGAGCATTTCATATTCTTCTCGCAGAGAGAGGTACTTGTCAAGCACTTTTTCTTGCTTCTTGGTGATTGTCATTTGCATGTATCCATTTCTTCTACGTTAATTTCTCTAATGGTTGTTTCTCCACCACAAACATCACACATTGTGTAATCAAACACTCGGATGTCTTGGATGTCATTTACATTTACATATGCATCAAAGTAAACAGCGTCACTTCCACACGTATCACAAACCCATACAGTTTTGTTTTCCATTGGTATTCCTTTTTGGACTGAGCCACGTTTGCGGCGTGGCGTAGGTTATACAACAACTAGCGATACGAGTCAATAATGCTCTCCTGAACCTCACTGAGTAAGTACTCACCCATACCATCAATAAGACGGCCTGTATCAAATGCTTTGCTTTCCAAAACACTCCACAAGCGTTCATCAATGGTAAGTTTGTTTTCGATATGACACAATGCCACCTCAACGGTTACATCGTGTGTCTGCCCAATTCGATGCAGCCTGTCTTCTGCCTGACGAAGTTCAGCAGGTGTCCAAGGTATCTGAGCGATTACAACACGGTGATTTAGTCCGTTGCCATGCAATGTAAAACCGGTACCGGCAGACGTAATTTGGCCAACCAATATACGTGCTCTTCCCGTGTTGAATGCATCCATAGCTTCCGCTTTGTCATTGTCAGACATTCCACCTCTAATACAGACAACGCCGTGCTTATATAATCCCATAACGAGGTTATCCATTACTAGATTGTGTTCGGCCACCACGAACACACCTCCCGGTGTATCCATCATGTCAGTGATGTGTTCAATAAGTGCTCGTACCTTGGATTCACCGGCAGCAGCCCTCATGAGATTCAGTTTTACCAATGTCTCATTACGGGCAGCACCACGCCATTCTCGTCCCTCTTTCTGGAGGAACGCAATGAGATCATTTTCAATCTCAATATACTTACGGATCCCATCACCATGACCCTCCAGAATGATCGCTGAACGTCCCTTGTTTGGAAGGTCTAGTACTTCGTCACGGCGTTTCCTGAGCATGAACGTTGATCGCATTACATCACCAAGACCCTCAAGGTCTACAGAGCCACGACCGTACGATTGTTTTGGTGCATAGTATTGCCAAAACTTACCCATACCACCGATAGCCGCCCAAGCATTGTCACCCAAAACATTTAGTTGGTTAACAATTTCAACCGTTCTACCGTTGGGTATGGGAGTACCAGACAACAGTACTCGTCTTCCACGCACTGTCTTTGCAAGACTGCTTAAAGACTTAGCCCTGCTTGAATTGTTCTTGTGTCGATGAGCCTCATCGACAATGAGTGCCTTAATCTTTCCATGAAGATCGTAGGGGCTTCTCTTCTGAGGATCCGCACAAGCCCAAGAGGACAATACGCTATCGCCAAATACGATAACGTCTGCACCGCTTACGTCATAAGGTTTATTTCCCTTAATCGTTTTTACACGAATGTGGGGAGCAAACTTCAGAAACTCCCGTTCCCAGTTGATTCTCAAACTAGGTGGTACGCACACGCCAACCGGGGCATTTCCTGCACCGACTTCTGCTACTGCAATAGCGATGGCACATGCGGTCTTTCCCAAACCCATGTCCAGTGCTAGATACGTTTCTCCACGTTGGAGGGCAAACCCCACCGCTTCCTCTTGATATGGAAGAAGCGGTAAGTTCAGTACTGGTACCTGTAGTTTGGGAATACTAGCACTGGATGGTTTCTTCAACTGATCCAATAGTTCATCAAATGTTGTCATAGTAATCTTTCGTGGTGGTTAGTTTACTTGTTGTTCATTACTAAGTTCTGCCTCAGCCTCGTCAATGCTTTTACCAGCATCAACAAGAGTGAGTAAAGGGTGTGTGAGATTGAGGCGGTGACAGATGTCGATTGCTTCTTGAACATTCTTGGGATAAGACCAATTATTACGTGATGCACACACCGGCCCGTATCCAACAGCGTAGGACATCAGGGTTCCTCGCTTGTCACCATACCCGATAGGTTCACCACAATTGCAACACAACTTGAATTTGTGACCAAAGGCACGGGCCTCTTCTTCAGACACACGCATGTCAGGAGTGAGTTTATACAAAGCATCTTTGGAGTAATGAAACTCACAGTAACGAAGATCACCCATAGAACGCATTACCAATTTGCGAGCAACCAACTTGTGGTGGTCAGCCTTGGTCTTAGTTACCCGGTAATACTCGTCATTCATTTTGTAAATGCCTTGTTCAAGAGGTGCTTTAAGTGCGTCTTCAAGTCCTCTCCTGAGTACCTCTCGTTGCTTGTCAGACAGCGCACCGCCAGAGTCAAATCGTTTGATAATGTCAGGAACTGTTAGTCTAAGCCATGTGTCTTTGATATCCTTTACAAGATCACGAACAGCATCAATGTCTTCATCTGCTCGTGCATCACAAGGTAGAGTCTTGAGTCGTTCAATGACTTTGCTAGCCTCTTTCCAATGTACATCCTCGGGTAAGGCTTTAACAATTTCATCCATAAACTCCGGGTTTGCTTCAAGTGCCGTTCTGCGAGCACTGACAAGCGTGTTAATCAAATTACGCTGTGGTTGTGTTGCCATTACTTACCCTCCACTACTTCACGAACCGCTTCATATACTAAGTCACTTCCTGCTTCGCTCATGCGTTCTACCAACCCACGACGCCAGTACCAGTTGTTTTGTACCTCTTCCCAGACATCCAAAGGCATGGGAATCTGTTGATCGGCATAACAATCCTGCCAGACTGACTCAACATCTTCAAATGTCCAAAATGTTCCCTGCCATCCAAAATGTTGAGCAAGAGCATGGTATAGATGGATTGCCTCATCCTCGTTTTCTATGAGTTTCATAATTTCGTTTACAACCATGCTTGTTGAACGTGTAGTCATTTTGCTATCCTTTCGTTTGTATGTATGTAAACCATATTAGTGGGTTATCCCTAATGCCGATACCGCCACTACCGCGTCCCATAATTCGGTTGGTGAATCACCCCATGACATGCCACCTGTGACGACATACGTTTTATCATCAATGATCCATACGTCCCCATCACGACGGTAACCTTCGTAAGCATCGTAGACCATGTTTACATAATCGAACGCCTGTTCTCGTACCGTGTACTCAGTCTCTTCTACGCTGAGGCCAGCGTTTATCAAATGCATGGCGATACGAGATGCATCAATTGCTTCCAATGCATCGTACGCTTTTTGTCTGGTCTTGGCTACGTGTACATAGCCTCCAATAAAATCAGCACCCATTACTCATCCTCCATCTTTTCTACATGCCAACAATGGCCCCAACAACAACCGCATTCCCCGCAGTGATCATCGGAACCAATAACGTATGTTGATCCACAAGAGTCACACTCTCCAAGTTCTTCTTCATACTCTTTAATCATTTCAGTTTGTTTCTCCATTTTCCAGTTGTACTTTTTCACCCCAACAAACGGCGCAGTAACCGTCTGGCATAGCCGGTGACTCACAGTCACAAAGCCAACAGTAACCCCAAGCCCAATCTGGGTAATGAGCATTAACATATGCATATACACCAGATTTGCCGTCTTTCTCGTAGATTTCGTACAGTGTTTCGCCTAACGAAACAACGTCAAGTGGGTCTATTTCAGTGTTTAGCAGATGCTCACGCAAAGACTCAAGCACCTCATATACGGAATAATAGTCACCGATAGGCAACTCAATATCATTATTTTCTAACTCTTGCATAAGGGAATGTAGCCAATCAACATGCTCAACTTTGTTATTCATTCTTTGTTTTCCTCACGTTCTTTCATTAGACCTTGAAAACACTCATTACAAACAGGAAAGTCATCTACTGCATATTCAGGATCAAACTCAGAGTAAGCGTGTTCCCAATCTTTTGACCTATTGTCGCAAAAGGTGCAACAAGTTGGCAAACAAATTTCACACTCACAGTAATATGTACAGTCCTCGTAGCCGCAATCTTCACAACGGCCATCATCTAACTCTTCCCGTGTGTAGAAATCACCGGGACCGGGCATGCTGTTGATATTTCTATATCGCATTGTTTTGTCACCTAACCCAGTACGTGACACCAGCAAAACCTACTGGTGTGTAGTCAATTTGTAGATCTCTTGCGGCCATCTCCCAATCAATATGTTGGTAAGGCCAACCAGCGTTATCTCTAATCAGACCACAGTCGTTCGCCAACTCTTCAGCGTACGCTGTGAAGTATGTGTCACGGATAAGTGTGGCCCCATAAGACCAATCTGGAGAAGCCTCTTCTCCTTGTCGATTGAGTTCTTTGAGGTCAGCAAGATCATCCGCACAATCATCAATGCCCCCATTATCCATTACTCTGATGGCCTCAATGACATCACGTGAATCAATTACGTAATCAAAGTTTGTAGGAATGTAATCAGTCATTTTGTTTTCCTTTATAGGTATGTGACTGGACAGCGGCACGTTTGCACCGCTGCCCAGTCAATGTGTTTACGCAAGGAACCCAGCCAGCGCACGGGTAACATGCTCTGGCAAATGTTTTGGACTACTAATCTCAACCACGCTGTGCGGATTGAGTGCCTCTAGGTACTGTCGTAACCCGTTCCCCAGAGATACAAGCAAGAAGTATCTTCCGGGTGCATAGTATTGTGCCACGGAATGAATTCCAGACCATTGTCCGTCTGTAAGCACAACAACAAGATGACGACCCTTACCCATGCGTTCATCATCTAGTGCTTCAAAGTTATCCAGTGGATGCGTACCAGCAGTTGGATATGGATACACTTCGGTGATTGGTTCATCGCTTCGCCACAACGCCCGCCCATCATCGGAGAACGTAGTTACGGTACAAGGAATGTTCAACTCATCACATGCCTTACGGATAGCATATGCAGAGATACCATTATATACGCACCAATGCAACAACATACTGGCTGATGTATCCAGCATGATGCTTACTGCAAGGTCGAATCCCTTGCTTCCATCTCCGTCCTTACCGATCCAGTAATCGGTATCACCGGGTTCACGTAGAGAGTACGCAGACGGGTCAAGGATACCCTGCTCCTGTCTGAACTGCCACGTTGGTTCATTTTGTACTGCAAGTGTTTCTAGTGCCTGCATTATTCCACGATGTACTTCATCAGCAACAACTAAGTCATCATGCTCTAGCGGTGCCGTCTCAATATTGTGCGGCATGTCCCTACGCAACTCGTCATTGACCGTTGAGATAAAGTCTTTTACCGTTTGCTCATTACCACTCAATGCATCCTTGATTATTTCTTTGCTGGCATCTTTGAGTGACTTGATAAGGTCCTCATACGTTGGCTTAGGCACAGGAGCAGGTGTCTCGTTAGAATGAGAAGAACCACGAGAAGTCTTGTCGTCTTGTTCTGCATCGTTATTCTTGTTGACCAGACCACGGTCCTCATTGGTTCTCACTATCTCTGAATCAGAGTCATCCTCATCACCGTCGTTCCCGTTACCATCATTACTTTCATCATCAGTGCCGTTGGCCGGGTTGGCAGGTTGCTCACCCTGCTCACCCTGCTCACCGTCTTCTGCTTCTGCTTCTGCTTCTTCTTCATCAGAGGTGTTGGCTGCTTTTTGATACTTTTGACGATAGTCTACGTCAGCCCCCTCATTAGTGGGATCGTTATCGGGAATCCCCTCAGGTTGCTCTACGTGGTCCCCACGGGGATCGCTTCCGGTGACCCCTAGTTTGCCCCATCGTTTAAGAATGTCTACAAAAGCAAGCACTTGTGCGTACATATCTTGGGGGTTATCAGCCCGCTTGTACTTTGCAATGACGGCACTGGTATCCGAAATAAGACTAGGGTCACTGTTCCCCGTAGTTTCTTGTGCATACATTCGGATGGAGTCCAGTAACTTCTTAGGTAAGTACGTCCTACCTGCAACCAGCGGCCAACTGATTTCGCTAGACATGATTACAAAGTCAGTTACGATGACTGCAAAGTAGTTACGCATAATCGCTGATTCACGAACCATCGCACACTCCATGCGTTGGTCCTCCATAGCATTCCACGCTCTACGGATCCACTCAAAATCTTGTGATGGCAATGTTGTGTAATCAACATTGACATCCTCCATAAGTTTCTTCAATGGTACTGTGTACCTGAGGTGTCCAACCTCATGGTAAATCAAACCCTTTACGAAACTAATAAGGTTCTTGATTTGGGGCAGATCATCGGGATCATAGATCTTTTTCTGGATCTTGATGACGATAGATTTCCAATCGGTGTACGCCTGAGTCCTATGGCTAAACGAGATGTTGATAGGCATCTTGATATCCATACTGTCAACAACAGCACGACCCAGTTGGGCAGTCGCATACACAATGGCATTCTGGATGTCGTTACCCGGACCCTTATTGTCACGATACATCAACTGTTGACGAGCAACGGCTGCTGCATGCTCATCGGCGTACTTCCGCTGCTTAGTCATGTCGTTCTTCCAACGACGACGAGCATTAAGAACCGCCGGGTTTGTCTTTTTACGTTGTGCCATTATTTCTCCTTAGATAATTTGTGTATCTGGGGCATAGTTGTTTGTATCGTCATCGACAACGTCGGTATTGACCTCGGGAGGATTGAACTCTGCCTCCAGCAGGCCCTTGATACCACGATCAGTCAGGATTGCATCCACCTTAGACTTCTCAGTCTTAGAGGTAAACTGACCCATGAATGCCCACAGGGCATACTCGGTGCTTACGTTGATAAGGTTGCGCTCCAGACGCTGGAGTGCAGATGTACCGACGGGGGTGGTGATGGCACGTGTCTCACGGGCGAGGCGCAGAGCCTGACCCAACATGCGAATAGCAGGAGACTTGATGAGTTTGGCTTCGACTTCCTCGTCGTAATCCCATTGCAACCACTCAAAGCGGTTAGCAAATGCCTCATTGGTTTTGGACATGCCGGAGTAGCCGGGATTATATGTACACATAACCCACAAGTCGGGGTTGACATTGACAACCTCAGGTTGCCACCCACCATGACCGTCGGGTACAGGTTTACGGAGGTTTACGAACTGCCGCCTATCATCTGTAATGGGGTGCAAGGCACTAGTAACATTACCGGGCATGGCATTTACCTCGTCAAGGTACAGGATACCGCCAACACGACACGCCCTAGCGACAATGCCTTCCATCCACACTAGCCTGTCGGTTCCGTCTGATGCTTGTCTCGGCTGGCCGAACAGGTCGTAATCGGTGATACCGGAGGAACCGGACAATGTAAACACCGGGAGCGGCTTGCTGAGTCCCATTTCCTTAGCGACCACGTGAGCCATTACATCCACAAGCATGGTCTTGCCTGATTGAGTATCGCCAACCATACCCACGTTTAGTGAGTATCCGTTATCATCACGGTTACTCCAATACTTCATCAGAGCATCAATATCCTTGATGCCACCCGGCAGAGTACGTGATACATACTTCTTCATCAGGTTCTTACCACGAGGGCGAAACTGATCCAATGATGGATCATCCAAAGACGTGATAGGAGTTACATCCATATCAACGATAGTCGTCCTTGCTGACCACTTAGTAGTCGGTCGGTGCATACCCGGAACATCCAACTGCTTTGGAATGATCCATTCACGCCACGGGTTATCCGGGTCATCAATCTCAACCAACACCTTACGCTGGTTGAGTTGTCCGTCAGGAACAACCTCGGGATCAATGACTTTGGCTGTACGTCCCACGTGGGTACCACTGTTGATAACAACAGCCATACCCTGATGGAGGTGCTTTGCAGACACCATGATGGTTATCCTTTTCTTTCTGCCCTACTGGGCTGTGGTGGTTTTATAAAGATACGATACACACAGTATGTGTGTCAATCGTTGTTGTGGTTAGAAGTTGCCAATGTAATGGGTTGTTTCTGAATTTTGATTGTAAGATTTTGCCAACTCAATGGCACGCTCCTGACGCTCATTATCTGGAACCATATCAAGTTCTTCCCAATCTTCTGATGTAAAGTTGGATACGTCAATGAGCACCAAGTCGGTGGCATCACCAAAGTTTCCATCACTAGCGAAGTATGCAAGCATGTTCTAACCTCCCCTCAATCTCTAGATGCATAGGTTTTTGCTGTTGTATACAGATGCTCTACGCCCTCACGGGTGATGCACCAACTATCATCAAGTTTGGCAACGAATCCCCAGTTTCTCAGGGTGTTCAATGCTTTACTTGCAAGTTTACGATCAACAAACAATGCTGATATCTTTTGCATATCATCAATCGTAAAAGGTTTGCCGAAGTGTTTGGCAATGAGGAGGGCGACGTGTGTGCGCCCGTTTGTGTTGTAACGCTGGCTCATTTGGTAACCATATATGAACGGTTATCTGTAACCAACGTGTCACGAACGGAACAAATTACAGGCGTAGATTTATGCACGCCCAGAACCACGTACTCGGATTGTTTGAATCCTTGTTTGTAGCATTCCTCGCTTGTGCAGTAGTCATACAACTCTGCACGTTCTGGTCGCATATCACAACCACAATATACGCAATTCATAATCACCCCATGTGTCGCATAACTCTGTTGCTTTTTGTATCGTAACCAACTCGTACTGTTCCAGCACGTTCCCACTTACTGATTTGACGGGGATCAAAGTACGTTGAAATATCAACCCCTGCCGCCCACATAAACACAAGACAACGCTCTTCGTAAGACAAGTTACTCAGGTTGAAGTCTGATGATGTGTATACGTCATTGTGTTCTGTATGCCTCTTACGCACGCAAATAGAACACAATCCGGTCCCGTGGCTTCTCTTGTTGATTGCTTTGTTACATGCTGCACAAGTGCGGCTAACACTAATGCCACTACTTTTTGCATGTCGATCTGGCTTACAGGTGCTGCACAAACCAATTTGATATCTCGGCTTATACAGTTTCTTATCACACTGTTTGCAATTCATTAGAGCACCTCTTTCTTTTGGTTTGGACGGTGGCACGTTTGCAGCGTGCCGCTGTCATACTGATGTGACATTTCCCAGATGCTCCCACGCTTCATCGGAAATGCGAGAGAGTTCCTCAATAACTGCTTCGTAACCACTTTCGTAGTATGTATCAATGTCATCATCATAATCCTGCCGTTCGGGATACAGGTTTTCATATTCAGCACCCTCAATGAACTTGTCATACACACACATACCACCAACTACGCCTACTGCCCCCAAGAAGCACATTCCTCCCTCTTCGTAAGCGAGTACGAATTGCAACGTTGGAAACAGTTGGGAGATAGTAATGATTGCCGGGATGGGCGGTCCCCAAGCAGTGGAGAATCCCAGAGCAGTCTCCTTATCGTTGTGGTGGAGAACTGACATCTCACAGTCACCCCACTTTGTTCCCCAATTTTCAATGGCCCAGTCATACCAACCGTCACCAATGTCGTCGGGAAGCGGTACGTAGTGCTCAATGAAATTGAATGGCTTATTCTCATTTGAGATAGGAATACCGTTGACAAACGTATCACGGTCTTCCTTTGGGCCACGAATGACAAGCGTATTTCCACACCAGTTGGGCATTTTATTCTCCTTGTTCCATGATGCTTGTGTAACACTCTTCACACCACAGGATTCCCTCGTCGTTAGCCCAACAAGGATCCCACGATGCATATGAATCACCCCATGTGTAGGGGCCGACGAGAGTGTTGCACGCTGTGCAACGACACTCGTCTACGGGCATTTGCATGCCCTCATCTGACATTGGATCTACTTCATAGATACCATTGTCATATCCGGGGATGTGCCTATCAGACACACCGGGCGGCAGATTACTGAGCATAATGTTCCTTTCTCAGATATTTGTTTCGCTTACGAAGCGATTTCGGGCGACGTTGATACCTACCCCAGTCAGGTGGCATCTCTGAAAGCGTCCACGTTTGTGTACGACGCTGTAATATTTCCGTTACGGGTCTGATACGTTCCCTTACGAAACGCACAGACTCTGCGTGGATAGGATCCACGAAGTCGCTGAGTACTTCATCAGGCTTGATGATCACCTTGTCTCCTTATACGAGGGTGTACACGCTGAACATCGCAATAGCACCATACATAAGCATGTGCCACGATGGTTTTACGAACCGACGTACTTCTTCTTCCGTCAGTTCTACTTTGACGATAAAGGTCTGGACGAACCAGTACCTAAAAAACTGTAATACATTGAAAAGCATCACAGTCCACAAAACAATGTTCTTCACTTCTTCTCCCTGTTCTTGTGGAGCAATCCGGTCAGGTAGTCTTCGATGGTTTCCTTTTTGAGGCTGTCCCAGTATTCCCAACCGGCGAGCCAAAAGGCTCCACTCCCGTTGGACTTGTCCAGCCACTCGTCCAAGCAATCGTGGATGAATTGCCTGTACTTCTCCTGCATCAACCTGTCTTCTGTGCAGGAGAAACAGATGTCTGAGTGGACGTTACCGTCCGGGGTGTCATACGAGATTTCGGCGCAGAAGTGCATGGGCTTCTGCTGCTCCCCGTTGAATTCGGGGTTGATGCTGGTCATGACTGTCTCCTTTGTTTGGAATACCTGTCTGCTTCATCAAGGATATATTTAGTGGAGTCCTCGGTAAACAATGCAAACTCATCAAATTCGTTCTCTTTGAATGTCCACCGGGAATCAAGAGAACCGGCCAAATGAGTACCTCGATAACAGTTATCGGTCTGTTTGTTATCAGACCAACAACAATCAAGTGCCTCTTCGCTTATGGTCCCCACGAGAGGACCCAACTGAGACAACCATACGATTCCTAATAGGAACGTTTCAACGACGACGTTATAGGGGACTGTCTTATGATCCCCAGTTACTACAACGTCACTGTTAGTTGCCAACTCTGTATAAGGATGCAGCAGAGTCACCTGTGCGATGGTGTCGGGATAGCCATCCCTCGGTTTGTTCACCTTTAGAACAACACCAAGACGACTGTACTTACCGTCCATCGTACGTATGTTGCGGATATCCCCCGCCCTTACTTCCCTGTTATCAGGGATAACGTGCGGTCGATACCTAGCAACCGCTTCCTGAATATGATCAGGTATCATGATGCAATAACTTCACAGAGATCCCAATCTTCTGGCGACAGCGTGATGGCCCACCACGATGGGCGCTTCCCGAACTCGCCCATGCCAATGTAGACGTAGCCAGCGGCCATGTCTCCCATGACTTTGGTTACCTGCAACCGCCGCCCCGGATACTTGATGTGCGTATACCACGCACCTTCCTGCCATTTCGGATTCATCTTTCCTCCTTGATAAGGTCCGGGGTGAACCCCGGAACTCCCAACTTGATGGCATTTTCTAATGCCACACGAACGGGCGAAATGTAACCATCTCTGTCTGCTTGTCTGTAATCACAGGCTTCCCCTGATTGGTAATCAGGGTAATCACTGTCATTACAGCCATAGACGGCCACCATCTCCCGCTTGTCGTACTCCGGTCGATAGTGGACGAAAAGGGAGAACACTCCCCATTCGTTCTTGTGTTCCCCGACGTACACACAGTCGGGGCAGTCCCACGTCACTTCCTCTTGTCCTTGACTCGTTGCACCACGGCAACGGCGAACAACACCACGAACAGCCCATACAGTCCGTACACGGTGATTGTCATCGGCAGATACCCGTAAGGGTTTCTCCAATTCATGATTGTTCTTCCTCCATTTTCTTCATGTTGTCGTAGTTATCGACAACTTTGCGGATGATGGCTTTGATGTTCGTAGGAACATCAGAGTGCTTCTCCCATGTCGGGACGTATGCACCACAGGTGCATACGAGTCTGACCTCCGCTGTGTGCAACTTCTTACACTCAGGGCAGGTAACGAAAAAGCCATTGAGGATCATTGCTGATCCTCTTTTCCCAACAGGTCGGCTCGGAACTGCTCAAAGTGATCGGCGCAGAACCAGTCCGTACCACCATGTACCTCCGTGGCAGGCTTGTCGCAGGTGTCACACATGGGGACACACTCAGGGCACACATCTTCGGGGAAGATGCTCATGCCGTCACCTCCCCGGCAGCACAATCGCTGGCGTGAACAATGTGCTTGTTATGCATGTCATTCCTTTCTGTTTTGTTATCAGCCACTACTGGGCCTCCTTGATGTTTTCGGCGTTCCGCACATGTCGTGTCTTCTGTGGCCCACAGCCGTGTGGGCATTCGGTCAACTCACCCTTATGGGTACGGAACACATAAAGAGTGCGCTCTGTGTCAATCAAATGCCCACAGAACAACTCCCTTATGGCCTTACCCATACCGGGATGTTTGAGGAATGTGATCCTCACTGCTTATCCAACCGGTCAAGCATGCGCTCCAACTCAGGATCCGCTTGCTTTACTTCTGTGTCCTCAGAACGGTAGACGATAACCCTGTTGTTGTCGGAGGTTGAGAACTCCGAGCCGTCGTCGCCCCACACGTGTACGTCGTCTCCCGTATGACGCAGACCCGTCACACGGAACGTGTACGAGTCGCACATCAACTTTCCGTCGATGAAAAACGGCGGGTTGATGATGATGTCACCAAGAGAGAGGGCCGTTGCCCTCTTGATGATGATACCGTGCAAACGTGACACAGTTAGCGTGTCACAATCGCTGGCGTGAACAATGTGCTTGTTACGCATTGCATTCCTTTCCTTTCTGTTTTGTTATCAGAGCGCACATTTCGGGAGTCGAACCCGTAAAGCCCCCAATGGGCAAAAGCGCCGTCCGTTCTGTTTATAGGTGGACGAAACCGTAATAATGAATATCAGCGCATGGCCCCTCTTTCTCTATGCTGATATGCCCGTAACGTATCGGGCTACGCCGTCGAAAGCCCCGAACGGTAAGCATTGAGCATTTTTACGTCATACTCAGGACGATTAGCGTTATCGCTTGTTACGGTCGATGTACCGCTCCTTGCGATCACGGAACGAGCGCGTCACCTCGTTTGTGTACCAGAACAGCCGGTAGTGCTTCGGCTTCACCGACGAGCGACGGCCCTCCATAACAAGGGCCTTACCCCTGCTATAGGTGGGGATATCGATATCGATATCGTCCAGATATGCGACCTGATGGGGCAGGTCGATGGCAACCTTCATGTATGTTCCTTTCATCCGTAAACGAACTTGACACGAATGTCGTGGTACGTGGCATTTGCCGCACGCACCAAGACTCCAAACGAATCGGCCTCTGCGCTGTACCAACCGTGAACGGTGAAGCCGAGTGCTTCCAGTTGCGGTTGGAGCACGGTCGTCTCACCGTGCCGGTAGTTGTCGTACCGGAAGTCGGCCCAATCAAGGGTCAGATCCTCGGGGTACACATAATGCACCCCATCGTGCGTATGGATGGTGATGGACATCAGCGGTTGTCCTCCTTGTTCGGCACCCACGGGTCACCATCGGGGGTGTAGAAGCGGTCGGAGTAGACGGTGGCGGTCATGGCACAATCGCCGCCACAGGCGCATGCGGCGATTACCACAAATGTGTCACGCTCACGCCACACCCTGTATGGTGCGGTCGGTGCGTGGACAACGGTATTAGCCATAACGATTGACCTCCTTATGGTCAATATGCCTCATTGGTAAGGCATGCACTATGACCTATTAGGGCATACTGCATGCCCTACCCCTAAGGGTAGGACACACTCGTTAGTGGTACCGGGGGGATGCCACTAACAATAAAGGCCCCCTACATATGCACTAAATAACGTACATACATAGGGGGCCTTAGACAGCATTGGAGTCGCCTTGTACGACCGACTTGCTAGGTCACCATATGATTCTACGCCTATACGGTAAGGCAGTATCTGATGATTGGACAGTGCCACGTTTGCAGCGTCGTCCCGTCGAAACGGAACGGCAGCACAACGACGAAAGGTTCCCACGTTGTATTCGTGTGTGCGTAGTGGCCTCGCCCACCTTGCGGTGGGGTACGGTGGACTAACGATCATAGACCGTTAGTCCACCGCACCCCACCCCAGCGGTTCTGGGGTGGGGGCGATGCGTCACGAACGAGGCATGACGGCCAGAATGGCCGCCTTGACCGTGGGGTCGGTGATGCTCTCAATGGCGGCGGCGGCGTTTGCCGTCATCTCCATACGAGCGGTGCGTGCGGCATCCTTAGCCGCACGGGACAGACCCTGCAAGGTGCTGAGTGCCAGCATCGCTTTCGTTGCGGCGGTGTCACCGGGCAACGCTGCGATATCTTCGATGACCTTGCGGGCCACCTCGGGCGACAGGCCGTTCTGCTTCTCGACATGACGGCGGTACTCCGTCATGAGCGAGTCGTACAACTGCCAGTCTCGCTCCGTCTCCAGAACGAGTCCGATGGTGGCGATGCGTGCGGCCTTGCCCTCGTCGCACCGATCACCGGCGGTCGCCGCCCATTGAGCGGCGATCACGGCGAGCGTTGCACCCGAAGTACGGGCGAGGGAAGCGAAGTGCGCCGCCCGACCGTAGAACGACTGGCTGTTCTTGATAGTCTCTCGGCCCTCGGCCTTGAGCAGCACGCCCTCACGCAAGAAACCCTGCATTGAGTTGAGCGCATCGTTCGTGAGTGTGGAGTTAGTGGTCATGATTAGCCCCTCCTTTAGGGCTTCCCACAAACTCTCACGGGATTGTGAGGGAGTGTGGGCTACTGGTAATGATTAGGTAACCATTACCACTAGGCCACACTCCACACACACTAGACAGTACGTCATGACGTTTCTTCCACTCCAAGGTGCCGCTACGCACTCCCAGACATGCTCAGTAAACCCGGCCCGACAAAGGGTACGAAATATTAGACCAGATCTACCTTGTCGCCATAACGATTGAGCCTAGGCTATGAGTGGTGGACTACTTGCCACAGATAACTAGTCCACTACTGACACATATGAATGGCGCACCTACTACCCTTGCGCCCGTTAGGGTTCTGTGTCTCTCACCCTTACAGCCTCAGTATACCTGTGGATAACCTTCTGTGGATAAGTGCAATGCTCCTACCTGCTGAAACATGCGTTGCACAACGGTTATCCACAGTTTATCCACAGAATCTGGAAGTTACCCACGGGTATCCACAAGGCAGTTATCCACAGGGGTGTGGATAAGTCTGTGGATAACTACTCTGCGTGAAGTGATTACTACTCTGCGTGATGAAACATATGTTTCCTACCCACGCTCCGCGTTCCTCAAGTCACTCTGAGTGGTAGGCCCACGCATAGTGCTGGCGCGACCACGCTGCGTGGTGATTATCCTGTGGATAACATTGTTATACTGTGGACAACCTGTGGATAACATTGTTAGCCTGTGGATAACTTGTGGATAACCCTGTGGATAGTCACTCTGCGTGGCAGAATGTTCACTCAGAGTGACACCCCCCACGGTTAGTGCTTGAGGTTTCACGGAGAGTGGGGGTACCAGACACTAGCCACCCACCACCCTTATTGCGTAATAGGCCCATACCGGTTCTCATATGATAAGGCGACACCGAAAATCGCCCCAGATAGGCCCCGCGGATTATACCTTGTGACATTAAACACAGCATTATGAGATAATTAGATCAAACCGTTTTTCGCTCTAAAACCCGTGTATGGAGGATCTTGTGGATAATTATAAACATGGTAGATTTTGGAGATTAGACCCATCTGACACTGTTGACAAGGGCTTTCACGGAACCAGTGCAGATTTGGGTATTGGTGACCAAATTCTGCCTTCAAACAAGACTGTTAACCAAAGTCATACTGTGTCTGCTCCAGATTTAACATATTTCGTGCCCGTGAGCACTAATAGTACAATGAATGAAAACCGTCGCAAGAGGAACAAGGCTTGGGAATGGGCAATGACTACCTCGGATGTACGTATGGGACGCAAACGACCACGTGTCTATACGACCATCCCACAGGGAACACAATATGAAGACGACCTAAGTGATGATTCAAGACTGTCTCCGTCGCAGTTGATCACAGATATTGACTGGGCACCGGACCCATTACCGGGTTCACATGTCTCACAGACTCTTCCACACATCAATTGGAGACAGTTCAACTCCCCTAACTGGCTGACACACACAGTTAATGAAGGTAAAATATCTACAACAGATGAATTCGGTCGTGCTATGTCTGATAAAGCAGATGAAGAGGGCTGATTTGCCTTTCTTTTTTCGCCCCAAGAACCCTTACATGAAAGGTATATGACTAATGTCACAAGAATCAGATGACTTCAGTTGGATATCTGACCCTAAAACAAGGAAGATGCATCAAGATATGGCTGCTTGGCATCGCAGTCCAGAGGCTGAACAGTTCCATGCAGAGACTAGGAATGAGGCTGATAATGCAGAGAAGTGGTTTTCTGGCGTTCGTCACCTTTTTGAACCCGCACAACAGTCAGAGATTGACCGTGCTATTCGTATGACAAAGCGTGGGATGATGACCCGTGTGGAGTTTAGGAACCGTATTAATAGCCATACAAATGGAATGTACGAAAAAGCACCAAATCCTCCTGAATTCAGTGTGCCAGACCACCTGAGTGACCAGTTTGTCAGTGAAGTTGATAGGCGTTTTCGGTAGGGCAAACCGTATAAGAAACCTAAGAAGAAGAAAGACTAAATACATAGTGTGGATTATAAATAAAATTTGCGGACTAGGCTGTATGTGATAATTATACGGTTAAGGAGGTCGTATGAGCGCCAAAGAAAACATAAACCCCAAACAATTACGTCTTTTCTATACCGCTACACAGTTACAAAAAGCACTTACTACTTCTGATGATTTGCTTGGTAACGAAACCATGTCAGAAATGTGGAATCGTAAGTTGTCAGAATCCAAGATGCCTCCACACACAGGGCACGGTGCTGGTGTCTATAGGAGCATTAGAACAAAAGGATGGCAACCTGAAGGTCCTTTTACGGTAATTCACTCAGGATCTGACATGCGCTTGTATGAAGGACACCATCGTGTAGCCGTTTTGGCCGAAATGGAGCGAAAGACAGGTCGTTCACCGTTTCTCTATCTAAAACATGCTAATGATCGGGGAACGAATTTTGCCGAGGATTCTTCTGATGCAGGATCAGACAGTACTAGTGTTAAGGAGTTTAAGCGCAAGGTCAAAGAAGACTGGGGTTGGTGATGTCCGCAAGCGAGTATAACAATAAAGATCAATTTATTAATTTATATCATATATCTAGTAGTGAGGTTCCTCCACACATGGTGGATCGGCGTCCACCACGACAAGACTTACCTCGTGCGCGATTGGATGAAACAAGGGCCTATAATAAAACCCTTTTTGCTTCTGATGACTTAAACACCCTTACCGATGTCTTGTGGATGCAACGACACGCAGTACACACATATAGTGTTCCACGAGCGGCAATCATGCCAGTTGTCTATGGTGATGACTTTGCTCCATCTAGTAAAAACTATCGACATCGTTTAGGTCGTATATCTCCTGATGCTCCAAATCTTGGTAGGGGCGGCACTCGTGGATTGTGGGAATCCGTACCACTAAGACCAAGGGATGTTATAAGAAGCGGCCTTGTACACCCTTTCCGTAATAAGTTAGAAGGAAGCATGAACACAGGTCTTTCTTATGCCATACCTATACCCAATATGAAAAATCTAGGTATTCAATATCAAGGATGGCAAAACAGGGAAGATATTTTGCCACAAGTATTAACAGAACGTGGAAAAATAGTTGGACACATCAAAAACGGCAGAGTAAGTGACATGGACGAGGGTGGAAACCCAGTTTGGGACGACTAATCTTTGTGTGTGGATTATAAATAAAGTTGCGTACTAGGTTATATGAGATAATTGTATGGTTAAGGAAGGAATATAATGAACAACGATAATCCATATGTAGAGCCTGATCCTGCTGATCCTAACGGCATTCCTCGGCCTTCATCTAATAAAGAACCGTTTGTAGAGCCTGATCAAGCCAGTCCTGATGGTATTCCTCGTCCTTCTGTATTGCCACCTTTTCATTTACGCAGTAATCAATTTAAGTTGTGGCGCAGTGAAAGACACCCACGTAAAAAATGGAACAGTGATGGCAGCAAATAGATATGAAAGGACATTACTGTAATGGCCGCTAAACGAAATGTTAATAAGGATCAGTTCAGCCTGTTCACGGAGAGTGGTGAACCCACCCCAGAAGCCGCCACAAAACCACAAAAAGTACTCAACCCAGAGGTTGAGAAGAGGTTACAAATAATAGGGCTAGAAATCAGACGGTACAGTAGCAGGGATGATTGGAGAAGAGGACCAGCACCCTACATTGAACTGTTTGATAAATATGAACAAATACACAACCAAGCATACCCAGAACACCCTATAAACAGGGGCGAAATAGATAGAATGTATGGATAACGAACATTGTGTAATATGGCGTTTCTGATACACTGAATAAAACCAATTGGAGGTATAAAGTGGCAACAAAGAAAGAAGATAAGCATCCCGGCTTTAAGAAGGCACAGAAAAAGATTGCCGATGAACAGGGAATTTCTGAAGAACGTGCTGGAGCAATACTTGCTGCCGGTGCTCGCAAGGCCAGCCCAGCAGCAAAAAAAGCAAACCCAAACTTAAAGAAAGTAAGAGGCAAGTAAAATGGCTGATCCAAAGAAGCGACCAGTTCTTGATACTACTAAATACAAAGATACTAAAGAAGAACGTGTACAAAAGAGCACTTACTTAAAGAAGGAACGCCCTGTAATCAACTTGACAGGGGAAAAGAAAAAGCGACCAACTGCCCAAGAGCAGTCCGCTAAAAAACCACCCAATTACATTAGTGAAAAACTTGGTAAAGGTATGGCGTATGGTATTGACTACGCTATGAAAAGCGTTACTAAGGCTCGCCCACAAAAGAAAACAAAGTAATGCCTTGGACATCGGCAGACGCTAAGAAGCATACTAAAAAGGCCGATACAGCGGCTAAACAAAAGAAATGGGCAGCAGCCGCTAA